GTACCGTATCACGGGAAAGCGTATCTCCCGAAGCCGTATAGGTACCGATACCCACTTCCCATTCGGTCGCCCCCGCAATGGTGTAATAGGCTTGGTTCCCATCACCGACACCGGTTGAAAACGCCTGATAGCCGGGGTTAGCCCCCGCAAGCGTAATCGTCCCGCTACCTGTGGTGGTAGTGGTCTCTAAGACCCGATCTGCAAGAACGAGGGCCATTTAACGGCCTCCGTTAAGCGATACGCAGAATCGCGTTCGATGCGTCAGCGGTCGGGAATTGAATCGTGAAGTTACCTGCCGTAGAAGTCTTGTCTCCACCAAACGACAGCACCGCAACCGCTTTGTTACTTTGCGTCTCGTTGTAGATCAACGCACCGGCTGCAGTCAAAGTCGCTGACGGGAAGGTCAGGTCATCAAAATCCAAATACGCTGTCGTGCTGCTCGAAGTCGGAACCTGCGAAACCGTTAGCGTTAAACCACCAGCAGGATAGTTGGTCCCTGAAGAAGAGACTTCATCCGAAGTGGTATAAGCGGTGGTTGCTGCATCCAACGTTGCCGAAGACGTATACAAAGCGAGTTTAAATACGTCCGGGGCTTCAGAAGCGCGAACAACTGACGAGCCAAATGCATGAACGCCGTCAAGGATTTCTACCTTGAACGAAGTCACCATTGCTTGAGAAATAGCCATTACAAGTCTCCAATATAATTTGCTGCGTCTTTATGTCCAACCTGCAAGAGTTTTTTCCTCATCTCGTTACGCTCAGACTCTTGTGCTTCGCGCAAATATTTTATCAGCACCTGCATCAGGGCCTCCTTGGTCTCTACCTGTAGGAGTTTGTTCGCCGCCCTCTCTGCAATCTCTTCCGTCGTAAACCCACGATTATGCGTGGTCTGAACAAATACATTACCAATTTCAGAAGAAGCCGTAAAACTCATGTCACCGGAATCCTCACTTGTCCAGAACGATATGCGTCCTGACGCTCCATTCCATCGCCCAACCGTTTGAGTTGCGCCATACCTTCCATATACTTCTTGTCGTACTCCGCGATGATGTCAGCCTCACCTTTTAAGTAGGTGTACGCTTCGCGCAATGATCCGTACAACAGAACATTCTCAAAGTTGTCTCCGACCCACGAAGTGCCCGCATTAACGATAGACGGTGGGTAATAGTAATAGTGCAGTTCTAACGTGTAGGCTGCATCGGGAGTCGGCCCTAGCAACATTGTTGTGTCATCCCAAACCGAATAGTATTGAGGTAGCCCTGTAGAAGACGCTGAAGGGAATGACTGCCGAATAAAGTTCACATCCTTGTTCAGAAGGAACTGATAGTCCCCGCTCCCATCCACCACCGCCAAGGAATATGTCGCCAGCCAATCTGACGGCAGCGCCATGTACTGATTCCCCGAGGTAGTTGAGGCAGTCGAGTTCTGACGAAGTGCGGGAAGCTGTACGGTGTTGTAGATACGCTCTTCAGCATACTGCACAAAATTAGGGATATTCGCCACGAAGGAAGTCTCCGTGGACTGACAATACTCCTGAATCAGCGAAGTAAGCTGTGAGTAGTTCATTAGCTCCAGCCTTCTCGAACCTTACCGTTGAACCGCAAGTTGATCTGCGATACGAACTTCGTGCCCTTCGTCGCTGCGCCAGCACCCTTCATCTTCATGTGGGTAACGCCCTTGTTCACATCCTTTTCAGGATAGCCGTTCTCACCGGTCGGGTCGGTGTTCGGCTTGATCTTGCTCATATCCTTCATCTCAAATCTCCTAGGTCGTAACGACCGTCACCGTTCCAACTTCACCTGCGGGGGCCAGCGTATTCGGGGTCAAGCCCACATCGTAGCTCCTCGCACCGCCAACAGGGTTCCAACCCCATTGGATCATTCTACTCCCACCGGCACCATCATTGCCGTCCGTGTAATAACTCGTGTCAGGTCTCGGGTTCCGCACAGCCTGTGGGTCATCAACCGGATACATGCCCAACTGCAACTGTGGCTGATCAGGCTCCCAACACTCCGGACACACCAAGATATTTACGTTCTTGGTCTTAATCACCAACTCTTTAAGCTGTTTCAGTTTGTACCGGAATCCGCACCGATCACACTCGGCAATCGCATTTTTACCGGACGAGAACCTGCTGCCCATTAGTAGGACCCAACAAAGCTCTGCCTCGGAACAAACCGAACAGGGGCCTTCTCACGATCCTCGCCTGCCGCGATATCCCAAGCCTCATCGTACTGAGCTTTCAGGATTTGGGTTCGTGCTTCAGCGCCCGCAATCTTCATCGACAAATAATACGACAGCCCTGCTACCAAGCAGGGGAGGAAACGGAACGGGATATCTTGCCCATTCACGCCTGTGCCTGCATCGAGCATACGACGCAGACGGGTATAAAAAAGGGTATACGTGGTACCGGAATCTGGCAAAGGCCAAACCGTAAACTGGGGATAGACCACGCTACCCGTAGAATCAGTCGCCCCCGTACGCCGATCAATCCAAATCTGAATGGGCCTACCCGTCGCGTTCTTGTTAGGTATCGCAACGTAAGTACTGGAGGAAATACGACTGATGTTGATATCAGTTTGATTCTGTCCTGTACCCGTACGGATCACGTGATCTAAGAGGTCTACTGTGTCAGCAGGAAGATCGTACGTCCCTGTACCCGCAGTCAATGCCTGCGTTCCTGTTTCTAAAGTCCAAAGGTTGATACCGCGTGAGGCCCAGTCCATCAGCATCAGATTTAAACTGCGCTTGGCGGTACGGAAATCATAGCCCGTTCTAAGCTCGGCCCCACAACGCTCAAAAGCCTCCTCAATGATCTCGTTGAGATCGAGGTTAAAATTAGTCGTGGCTGTGGTGTTGTAGGCCATTACTTCTTACTTCCCCGCTTGACGATACGCACGGGTTTTCTTGCTGATACCTTTCGGCTGCTTGACGAACTGCTTGCCCGCCTTTTTACCTTTTCGCTTGGCGGCGGTTGTTCGGGCATACTCAGCAGGGCTGAGAGCTTTAATAGCAGCTTCAGGTAGATATCTTTCACCTGTTTTACTAGATGGCTTACCACTTTTGGTTCTCCATTTCTGCTTGCCCCAAGCCTTCAAAGATCGTTGCGGATCTCTCATGCCTTGTATCCACCACCCTTCTCTTTGTACTTCTTGGCTAAAAGCTGTGCCTTGCGCGCTGACCATTGACCTGCCTTGGTGCCGTGTGTTGCCGAAGCCTTAATAGATTCAAACAACTTCTTACGCATACCGGGCTTGGTGTAGTTACCCGCTTCGTTCACTTTGCTCTTTGTCTTGCCACCTTTGGAATAGGTTCTAATCGGCTTGCCGGTTCCAATCACAGGCTTGTCATCCCCACGCCGGTTAGCGCGAGGAGTCTTTGCCGGGTTAATATCACCCATTCCGCGACAAGGCATCATTAGATAATCCTACATCGAGTTTTGCCGCGCTTTGCAACACCGTTAATTTTGCCGCCTACGTTATATCTGCGCCGATTCTTAGACTGCGATCTTTTTAGTTCTTCTCTAGAACTTTCCGGAGTCACAATCTGTTCTTCAAGCACATAGTTCTCCAACATACGCCCCTTACCCTTATAAGGTGGGTTACGGATCATCTCACGGATAGCGGCATCAGCGTCTTCCTTGTCTTGTTTGGCTCGACGCTTGTCACGCTCACGGACTTCATCGCTCATGTAATACTTCATAAGCGTATCCATATCCTTCTTTTGCTGCGCCGCATTACGATCAGGCAGCATTGAACGTGGGACAAGATCGTCCGTTGAACCACCTTCTTGTAAGAACTTTATCTTACGCTTAGAAGGCTTCTTAGCTTTAGGTTTTGATGGTTTAGGCATACGTGGCTTCTTAATAGCTGACGCCCCAAAACGGGGCATTTTTTTCTTAAACATACCGGCGGTATATTTAGGGATACGGATCACTTACACATCCCACCCATACGCATTTTGATCATCTTGGCTTTAGTCTTACCTTTATGGGCCACGCCGTCCATTTTCTTAGCTTTGACTTTGCCGCCCTTTTTCATACTTGTTTTTGTGGTTTTTGCGCCTGTACGCATTCCTCGTCCAAGAGTACCTGACGTACCCGGTTTCATCTGCACTTCCTCCGACCGTCTTGCGTAGGCGCTTTTCCCTGCTGCCCCCACTCCTTGTCCACGAGTGCCTAACGTACCCGCGCTCATTCCTTTATTCTTCATTTCTTAAACCCTCTTAAAGTTTGTGCGAATCTCGCACGTTGGCCCATCTTGCCCGGTTTCTTAGCTGCTTTAGCGAGCTTCTTCGCCGGGATCTTCTCACCCTTCTTCACACCCAAACTGCTACGCAAAGCACCGGGCTTCTTAATCGCCTTTTGAATCCACTTAACGCTACCGCCTTTCTTAAAGACGCCACGCCCTTTGAGGACATCAGCACGGGTCACTTCACCGTCACCCGTCAAATCAGGAAACTTCTTAGCCATCTTTCCTCCGGATCTTGTTGACCCATTCAGCCGCTTTGGACACCGCGCCCTTCACCGTATCTGTTTCGTAGATCCGGATACCGGTCCAAACAATCGTAAACATAGCTGCGATGGATGGAAGCATTTCAATCAAAGTTCCTACTACCGTGAACACCGATAACGCATCACCGGCACTCTTCATGGTTTCAATATTCTCGTCTTTCATTTTAGCAGTTCCAAGCTCGGAGACTTTTGTTG